TTCATGATTAACAATGTCTGCTTTACCTTTCCATTTATTACCAAATAACTCTGTAACCATTGGAACTTCATATTCAATAGATCTACCACCTACCTTACTTTCACTCATAGGTCTTCCTTGTATAAGATCTCTACATATATCGTTATCCATAACTTTTTCTCTCATTAATTCAATTGTATCTACTTCATGTTGTAGTAGACATAGTTCACCACCAGCTACATCTTTATAAGCTTTAGTATTTCTAGTTGTAGATTTAACAACCTTAAACTTATCAAGTTTATCTGGTTCTAATATGCAAGTGTGAAAATACCCACCAACTAAAAATGCTGGAGATGGCTTGCTAGGTTTAAAGACGTTTAATGGATCTTTTAATAATCTACCAACGTGTGAGTTGGATAAGAACTGATTACCAAATTCTCCATAATAGTCTTCATCATTTTTTAACTTCTGTAAGATTTTTTCTTTGTTCATCTGTTAATTTATATTTAGATTCTATAGCTTCTATTTTACCTCCAGCAGCT